GGCCGAGTTCGCAGTCAGCATCGGCTCGACTTCTCTAACACTATCCGTTATTCCTGGTGGTACCGGCACGGCGGCGAACGCGAACACATACGTTCGAGCGCTCGCTGCCAACCTAGCCGTCGGTGACATCATCAGCCTGGGTAACACGTCGATCGGTTACCAGCTGAACAAGATCACGGCGATCGGTTCGGTCAGCTCGAACTCCACCGGTGGTTACGCGACCATCACGCTAGAGGATCCTTATCGTCTGGCGACCGACTTCGCGGCGAACTCTTCGCTCAATGACGAAGTCACTCGGTACTGGGAGTACTACTCGCTGGTCGACTCTGCTCCGATGACGTCTGCGTTCGTCGAGGCGGCCGGTTCGTCTGCTGTCGACACGATGCACGTGGTCGTCGTCGACCAGGACGGTAAGTTCTCCGGTACTCCTGGTGCCATCCTCGAGACGTTCGCGCACGTGTCTCGCGCGACGGACGCCAAGGGAGTCGGAGGTGCGACGAACTACTACAAGAAGGTCATCAACGACGGCTCCGACTACGTCTGGGCAGTCGGTGATCGGTCGGGCGCCGCTTCGGCCGTCGCCGCTTCCGTCGTGACTTCGACCAACAAGTCGGCCATGTCGCTGTCCTTCGTCGGTGGTACCGACAGTTACACCGAGTCGACCGTTCCTCTGGCCGTCATCGCGGCCGCGTACGACGTCTTCGCCTCGGCCGAGGATACCGACATCTCGCTCATCCTTCAGGGTAAGCCGATCGGCGGAACGTTAGGTACCAACTCGGCTGTTTCGTGGCAGCTAGCCAACTATCTGATCGACAACATCGCTGAGATCCGCAAGGACTGCGTCGTGTTCGTCTCGCCTGACGACTCGGTAGTCACGTCCAACCGAGGCAACGAGGCCGCCGCTCTGGTCAACTGGAGAGGTAGCGTTCACTCGTCGTCCTACGCAGTTATGGACTCGGGATACAAGTACCAGTACGACAAGTACAACGACGTGTATCGTTGGGTTCCGCTGAACGGCGACATCGCTGGACTCTGCGCTCGTACCGACAACCTGCGTGATCCTTGGTGGTCTCCGGCCGGTCCGACTCGTGGTCAGATCAAGAACCTCGTCAAGCTTCGTTGGAACCCAGGTTCCCGTGCGATGCGCGACATGCTCTACAAGAACTCGATCAACCCGGTCGTCACGTTCACCGGTCAGGGCACGTACCTGTACGGCGACAAGACTCTGCTCAACCAGAGCTCGGCGTTCGATCGGATCAACGTCCGTCGTCTCTTCATCGTCCTCGAGAAGGCGATCTCGACGGCCTCGAAGATGTTCCTGTTCGAGTTCAACGACGAGTTCACACGGTCGCAGTTCAAGAACATGGTCACGCCTTACCTGCGTGACGTTCAGGGTCGGAGAGGCATCACGGACTTCCTGGTCGTCTGCGACGGCACGAACAATACAGCCGAGCGAATCGATCGCAACGAGTTCTGGGGTGACATCTACATCAAGCCTGCCCGCTCGATAAATTATATCAACTTGAACTTCATTGCCGTTCGTACTGGAGTACAATTCTCAGAAATTGTGGGTAATTTCGGCTGATGATACTGTCGAAAACAGTGAAAGTGCAGATGAGATCCAAGAGCTCTTATTATCGAGCTCTTGGATACCAGTTCCGATATAATGAAATCGTCGATATTGCGATTGATGATCTTCCTAAACAATCAAACAAGAATATAGAGTGTTCTTGTGATCGTTGTGGGACGATCTTTCATCGTTCCTATCAGATGATCAACAGAGATCGCAAACTGTATAAAGAACATCTTTGCTATAAATGTGCCCGTGTCGAAGTTGATAAAAACACCGACAGAACAACTACGATAGAAGCCACGAAAACTCGATGTGGCAAACTGCACCCTAGGTGGAATCCTAATAAATCGGAATACAGAAAATATGCTAATGAAGTCTGGCGAATGACACGATATAATTACATCAAACATATTTCTGAGATCAATCCGAATGATCTACCGAGAAAAAGATGTGGTGTGGAAGGCGGATATCAACTAGATCATAAAATATCGGTCTGTCAGGGATTCCGGGAGAATATAGATCCGGCGATAATCGCTGATGCTTCTAATCTTCAGATGCTTTCATGGGAATGCAACCGAAGTAAGTCCCATAAATAACAAAAAGACAGAGGAGTTCCTGGATGTCTTCCGGTTTCAACATCTCAACCTTCCGGTCGCGCGGTCTTACCTACGGTGGCGCGCGACCGTCCCTCTTCGAGGTCTACCTCACACCTCCGGCGAAGCTCGGCATCGCGTCGGGCTCCGCAGACAAGTTCCGTTTCACGTGCCGTGGCGCCACTTTGCCGCCGGCCGTCATCGGCACCGTCGAGGCGTCTTACTTCGGTCGCCGGGTCAAGTTCGCCGGCGACCGAACCTTCCCGGACTGGACCGTGTCGGTCCTGAACGACGAGGACTTCCTCGTTCGCTCGATGTTCGAGAAGTGGTCCAACGCGCTCAATCGACTCGAGTCGAACGTTCGTGACGAAGCCATCTCTTCCGAAGCCGACTATATGGCCGACATGACGGTCATTCAGTACGGAAAGGATCAGACGATCCTTCGCTCGTACGACGTGATCGGCGCCTTCCCGACCGCCATCGATCCGATCGAGCTGTCGTGGGACGCGCAGAACCAGATCGAGACCTTCAACGTGACGTTCGCCTATCAGTACTGGCTGCCTGGCAACGAGCAGTACAACGAGTTCGGCGATCTGGCTCGCATGCCGGTGTCCACCTGATGCGACTCTCGAGTCGTCCTCAGTCATAAAAGTGAGTGGGGGCTGATAGACGTCGGCCCCCATAATTATTAAGAGGATACCACATGGCATTCGAAGTGTTCGGCTGGCAGTTTCGTAGATCGAAAGAGCTCGAGAACGAGAAGCCGTCTATCGCCCCAAAGGAAAACGAGGACGGTGCTGTCGTTGTTGCCGAGGGCGGTTCTTTCGGTACGTATGTCGACCTCGACGGAACGGTCCGTACCGAGGCCGAACTCGTCACGCGCTATCGCGATATGGCCATTCAACCAGAGTGCGACGCGGCCGTCGACGAGATCGTGAACGAGTCGATCGCGTTCGACGAGCCAGAGATCGTTAAGATCATGCTCGATGACGTCAAAGTTCCAGAGACGATCAAGAAGGTGATTCGTGAGGAGTTCACCAACTGTTTGAACATCCTCGAGTTCAATCGGTACGCGTACGAGATCTATCGACGCTGGTACGTCGACGGACGACTCTACTATCATGTCATGATCGATGAGAAGGATTCGACCAAGGGCATTCTCGAGGTTCGGTACATCGACCCACGGAAGATCCGTAAGGTTCGCGAGATCACGAAGAAGCGCGCACCAGGCAATACGCCTGCTGAAGCCGCTCTGACGAAAACCCAGAACGAGTACTACATCTTCAACGAGCGTGGCTTCAACGTGTCGAACAAGACGACAGCCACGATGACTGCCGCCGCAGGCCTGAAGATCGCAAAGGACTCCATCTTGCACGTGACGTCAGGCATCACTGACACGAACGGCACGATGGTCCTGTCGTACCTTCACAAGGCCATCAAGCCTCTGAACCAGCTTCGCACGCTCGAGGACGCGGTCGTCATCTATCGACTCGCTCGAGCGCCGGAACGTCGTGTCTGGTACATCGACACCGGCAACCTGCCGAAGATGAAGGCAGAGCAGTACGTCCGCGACATCATGAACAAGCACAAGAACCGACTCATCTACGACGCCGACACCGGCAACGTTCGTGATGATCGGAAGTTCATGACGATGCTTGAGGACTACTGGCTTCCCCGTCGTGAAGGCGGTCGCGGTACCGAGGTCACCACTCTGCCACCAGGTCAGAATCTGGGGCAGATGGAGGACGTGCTTTACTTCCAGAAGAAGCTTTACCAGACACTCAATGTCCCGGTGAACCGTCTGAATTCCGATCAGATGTTCTCGCTCGGTCGAGCCACCGAAGTGACTCGAGACGAGGTGAAGTTCGCCAAGTTCATCACTCGACTTCGTGCTAAGTTCTCGATGATCTTCATCAAGATGCTCGAGAAACAGCTCGTACTCAAGCAGATCATGTCGATCGAAGACTGGATCAACATTCAGTCCGACATCAAGTTCGACTTCGCCAAGGACAACTTCTTCACTGAGCTGAAGAACGCCGAGGTGATGGAGAACCGGTTCAAGATGGCCGAGGCCGCGATAGCCGTCGCCGGCAAGTACGTCTCGCACGAGTGGGTTCGTAAGAACATCATGATGCAGTCTGAGGACGAGATCGAGGAGCAGGACAAGCTGATCGCCGAAGAGATCGCTTCTGGAGATCCACGGTGGATCAATCCGATGATCACGCAGAATCAGGAAGCCGAACAGCAGTCGGTCATGAACATGGCCGGTCTCGGAATGGACGGACAGGCGCCGCAGGATGGTGGTGAGCAGAACGACGCTATGCCAGACGGCTCGGGTGATGCTCGGCCAGACGGCCCGTCGAACAAGCTCAAGAAGGCTGCTGCCCAGTACGAGAGACTGAAGGACGTCAAGAACC